GGAGGTCAGAAGGATCATATAAAGAAATATTTCACAGAGTTCTTCAATATTTACAGTGGCTTGAAGGCATATCATAAGAAGCTCACTGATGGCGTTTTGCTGGATGGTCATATCCAGACCCCGTCCGGTCGGCAGTTCTGCTGGGAGGATGCGAAGCGGCTCGGAAACGGGCGCATAACCAACCACACTCAGTGCGTAAATTATCCTGTCCAATCGTTTGCAACTGCGGATGTAGTGCCGCTGTCTTGCATCCGGGCATTAAGACGCTTCAGGGAATTAAGCCTACAATCTAAGCTTGTGCTTACCGTGCACGATTCAATCGTAGTAGACTGCCATCCTGATGAGCGGGAACCGGTTCTAGGCGCATTAAGATGGGCTATGACCGAGGTTGTTGATGAGATCACTGAGCGTTGGAATTATACGTTCACTTTGCCGCTAGAAATAGAGATTTCTGAGGGCAAAAACTGGCTAGATCAGGTTGAGTTGGATTGACACTACGCTACTAACTATGCCATACTATAAACTCACTAATAGAATTATTATAAGGATTCAGGATGACTGATCTGATAAATGCCGAAGCCGCTCTCACCCCCGAAATGGAAGCGTCTTACGCAGCATTAGCCGCCTCGCTAGGGGCTGGCCCGAATAAAAGTACAAGCACTCTGGCACGGTTTCCGGTGCTGTCAATTATGAGCAACGAGGATGACATGCAGGGCAATGCAATCAAGCCTGATCCAAGAGGGAAATTTTATCTCAAAGGATCAGAGAAGCTTGCGTTTGCAGTGAAGGCAACCTTCAGACCACTCTCTCATCATTATCAATTTATACACTTTGATGACAGCGGTCTGGTCAATAAAAGTCGAGCGGTTATCGAATTAAAAGAAGAAGCCCGTGACATGCTTGGCACAATCAAATGTGGGAGACCTGCCTGGACAGCTATTCTAGAAATGGATCGTGAGGAAAAGAAGCGTTGGCGGGATATGCAATTTCGGCAGGTCCGGGGCTTGGTCACAATGAGCGGCAAGACTGCGGATGGTGAAGAGGTCGTGTATCAAAACACGCCCTGTATGCTGCAGCTTCGCAATTCCAATTACGGTGGATTTAAGAATTCGGTGCAGGACAGAGTTCCGGTTGGTCGAAACCTGTTCGATTTTAATGTGGAGTTGTCCAGCGAACGAAACGTAAACGGCAGCGTGAAGTGGTATACTTTTAACTACAAACCTGACTTTGCGAACCCGATACCTCCAACGATGGAGCTTTTCGAAACTCTGCAGATGATCAAGGACATGATTGATAAAGAGAACGAGTATGTAGATGAGGCTTACTACAAGGCAATCTCCGCCGGTAGCATTGATGCCCAAGCGATAGCAGCTATTGCACAAGTCGAGGATAGTCTGGACGATGACCTGACTGATGCTGCGTAATGAGCATCATTCACGATCTTTCAAATGAGCAATACCATTCAACTGCGGGTATTAGCTCCTCCGCAATTAAAACAGTCTTTAAGAAGTCGGTAGCCCATTGGAAGGGCCAGAAGATTACCAAGACTTTGGCTTTTGAAATGGGTAGTGCCGTTCATGCCCTGTTGCTTGAAGAATCCCGTGATTTAGTCGTGAAAGGGCCAAAAACCCGTGTTTCTAAAGCCTTCAAAGAGCTGGAATCTAAGTTAACGCCTGATCAGGTAATCCTCCGTGAAGTTGAGTATAACGTAGCTCAATGCATGGTAAGGTCGGTCTTGAATAATCCGGTCTGCAAAGCGGCACTGCGGCATAAAGATCGACTAAATGAAGTCTCCCTATTTGCAGACTGTCCTCGCACCGGATTAGCACTCCGGGCAAGACCAGATCTTGCAATACTAACCGAAGGCACCTTGTATGACGTAAAAACAACTCAAGACTGCACTCCCAAAGGATTTGCATCCGAAACGTTCCGGTATGCGTATCATATACAAGCAGCCGCATATATTTACATCGCACAACTCTGCGGCTGGGATGTAACCAGCTTCAAGTTTATTTGTGTCGAGAAGGCAGCACCATACGCCAGCCATATGTTCGAGGTCAGCCCCGAATTGCTAGCTAAAGCCACTGAGCAAATGCATCATACTCTGGACATTATTGCCGCCGCCCAAAAGAGCGGCAACTACGGCACGGGCTGGGGTGACTGTACAACTTTAGAACTACCTGTATGGCTATAACAACTTCGTCGGCCAAGCAAAAAGGCCGTAAGCATCAGCAATGGGTGCGGGATTCAATTCTCGCCCTATTCCCCACAACTTTAAAGAGTGATGATATTCGCTCAACAAGCATGGGTTGTGGTGGAGAGGATGTGACCATGTCTCCGCTAGCCCGAAGCATGTTTCCATATTCAGTCGAGTGCAAGGCTCACAAGTCTTTTGCCATCTACAAAGTATTGGAACAAGCAGCCAGCAATTGCCCCAAAAATGCAGAACCTATCGCAATAATTAAGGCAGATCGTCAGAAGCCTCTGGTTGTTGTGGATGCCGAGCATTTCTTTGGATTGGTGAAGAGTAAGACAACCCAGAATTGGTAAAGAGTAGGACATCCAATGTCAGACGATGATTATCCCGCTAATACCGTATCCCTGATCCTAGAGATCAAGGATGACGGCCATGTGCAAGTCACGCTTATCGGCAGTGTTGGCGAAGGCATGGATGAGGAAGATTCCGACTACTACATGAATATGATGTCTGGACTGCAGGAGAGCCTGCCGCTTTTAGCAGACCATTTTGCAGAAGTCGGAAGCAAGACCCGTGAATTGGAATTTATGCAAGAGCAAGAGGAGGGAGACATCTGCTTTGAGCCAGATGATGAACTGCTTGAAGCCATTGAAGATAAGAAAATCATTGAATTTAAAAAGAGACTAAATTGATGCATCTTTTTGATAAAAGCGACATGAAACCCAATCCAGATTTAGACACAAAGATGGTCGAAAGACCCCCACATTACAATCAAGCAAAAGTAGAATGCATTGATGCAATGGAAGCTATGGCTGAAGGCACGGATTTAACTCCGCACCAAGCTTACTGCTGGCAGAATTCTTTCAAATACCTCTGGCGGTTTCCTTACAAGCACAAGTTTGCGGCGGGACAAATACAAGATCTGAAAAAGTGTCGTTATTATCTCGACCGACTGATTGCCAAGATCGAAGAGGCCCAGGAATGATAGATAATCCGACCTCGTATCTTAAGACGCCCCTGGAAATGGTTCAAGAATTCGCCATGGCTATGAGCCAGCCTCTTGGGGAAACTTGGTATGCCAGCCACCAGCTTGAGGACATGCGCTTTCGTCTAATCCGGGAAGAATACGGCGAGATTAGCGACGAAAGTGACCAGGGTACTGACCCGGCTGCAATGCTTAAAGAATTAGCCGATATGGTGGTCGTTATCTACGGCTATGCAGCCACATACGGCTGGGATCTGGATGAGGCTTTAAGGCGAGTTCACGCAAGCAACATGAGCAAATTTGGCGTGGACGGTAAGCCGCTCAAACGCCCGGACGGCAAGGTCTTAAAAGGGCCAAACTACAAAAAACCAAACTTACAAGATTTAGTTGAGGCAGCGTAATATGATAAAAAACGAGTACGGTCCCACACTCCCAATCTCTGAAGAAATTCATGCCATGAAATATCGCTCTGAGGGCGAGACTTTTACTGAAGCTATGACACGGGTTGCTGAAGCTCTTAAAGATGATGAAGGCCATTTTAACAACTTTAGAACCATTCTATATAATCAACGATTTCTTCCTGCTGGCCGTGTTCAGAGCGCAATGGGTGCGCCTCGGAGGGTGACCCCATACAATTGCTTCGTGTCAGGAACTATCGAAGATAGCATGGATGGGATCATGAACGCTGCCAGAGATGCTGCAAAGACTATGCAGCTAGGCGGTGGCATTGGCTATGACTTCAGCACACTTCGACCGCACGGTGCTTTGATTCGAAGTTTAGAAAGCCGCTCTAGTGGCCCTCTCAGTTTCATGGGCATCTTTGACAGCGTGTGCAAAACGATTGCCTCGGCAGGTCACAGACGTGGCGCTCAGATGGGCGTTTTAAGGGTGGATCATCCTGATATTGAGCGCTTCATCAGGGCTAAGAATAATTCAACCGATTTAACTCAGTTTAATATCTCTGTGGGTGTCACAGATGCGTTCATGGAAGCCGTCAAGTCTGATAGTGACTTTGATTTAGTGTTTGAAGGCACAGTGTATCAGACTGTGTCTGCTGTCGCCCTTTGGGATGATATCCTCAGATCAACTTGGGATTGGGCAGAACCTGGTATCCTGTTCATAGACAGAATTAACCGTAAAAATAACCTGCATTATTGTGAAAATATTGCTGCCACGAACCCGTGTGGTGAGCAGCCTTTGCCGCCGTATGGGGCATGTTTGCTGGGATCATTTAATCTCACAAAATACATCGCCATGATGCCTAACGGCAAATATGCTTTCAACATGAACATGCTCAAAAACGACATTCCGCATGTGGTCAGAGCAATGGACAATGTCGTGGATCGTGCGACTTACCCACTGCCTGAACAAGAAAAGCAAGCCAAAGATACCCGGCGCATGGGATTGGGTGTGACAGGCGTAGCCAATGCGATTGAAGCAATGGGCTATGACTATGGATCACCCGACTTCATCAGTTGGTTCGAGCAAATCATGACCGCCATTCGTGATGGGTGCTACATGACCAGCATATCCCTCGCAGTCGAGAAAGGTAAATTCCCGCTATATGATGATCGTTTCTTGGATTCAGAATTTGCCCAAACTCTACCAGCGAGTATCCGTGAGCTTATCAAGACTCATGGCATCCGTAATTCGCATCTGCTGTCGGTCGCACCAACCGGAACCATCAGTCTATCTGCAGACAATGTCTCCTCTGGCATCGAACCCGTCTTCAGCCACACATACGACAGAACAATCCAAACCTTCGACGGGCCACGGGTCGAAACAGTCGAAGACTACGCATACAGGGAATTTGGAGTAAAAGGCAAAACGGCAGATGAACTGTCAGTCTTTGATCACGTTAAAGTTCTCAATGTTGCAAGTAAATACGTCGATAGCGCATGCAGTAAGACCTGCAATGTCGGTGATGAAGTCAACTGGGAAGACTTCAAGAGAGTCTACATGGCAGCATACGAAGGCGGTTCATCAGGCTGCACTACGTTCCGGGCATCAGGCAAAAGGTATGGAATTCTAAATGCCTCAACCAGCGAGGATGTTGTCGAGGCTCCTGCAATTGAAGATCATGACTTTGTTGAGGAGAGTGGAGCTTGCTACTTTGAACCCGCCACCGGCCTTCGAAAGTGCGAATAAATGCGAAGCGTTTCAGGAGGGGTTTGACGCTTTTTACCTAGACAAATCAGGATGCCCTTATCGCCCGACATCACACTACTACAGGGAGTGGTGCCGGGGATTTACTATGGCATTCTTCAAAAACAAAGACGAACATGTACAAAGTATTCCAGCAAGATGTCTTCGATCTGCATGACGATCCCGCTCGTTCAGCGGCTAAACAATTTTGGGAAAGGTTAGGATATGACTGCAAAGATAACCCCGACGAATTCGGTGTGGACCTCCTGGTCTCTGGCAAAGGTAAGAAGTTCGTTCTTGAGGTGGAAGTTAAAAATGGTTGGCACGGAACTACATTTCATTTCGATTCCTTGCACCTACCCGCCCGGAAAGCCAAATTCTTAAACAGGTCGATTAAGTTTATGATCTTCAATTGCAGCCTTACGCATGCCGCTGTGGTTGGTCATTCTGCAGTGGTCAATGCCCCAGTGATCGAAGTGCCAAATATCTATGTAGCCAAAGGAGAACGGTTCTTTGATATTCCGCTTTCAGCAATACATTTTGTGCCGATTTTGAATCAAAACAGCCTATGAGTTCTTGACCCACAGGCTGTAAAAATGTATTCATGTAGATGAAAAGTGCGTATGCCTTTTCAGGTTTAGCAACTAGAAGCCCTCAGATTTCGGTCTGGGGGTTTTGTTTATTTAAAACAGATCAACCACAGCATCCACGCCCCGACCGACCGTATTTACTAGTCCGCCCAGCATACTATCAGTCTGTTCGTTTGTATCGCCTTCTGGACCCACCCTAGTCTCATACCTCAAGTTTAATAACGCTGCATCTCTAAACAATTTTATCAGTTGGGAGATTACTGTAGGGTCTTCATTCTTTGCAACAGCACGGGCTACTCTACTAAACTCCTGTGGCGCTGAAAGTATTTCACCTAGAATTTTCTGCTGAGTGTCTTTGCTTAACTTTTCCATCTGTTCTATTTGACCGGCACTAATCCGCCTTGCTGCTGCAGCCGTGGGGTTCATGTAGCCAAACGCAAATAGCAGACCCGTGCTAGTACTATCTCTAATACCTAAATTTACTGCAGTATCAGATCCTGACCTAGCCAATCGCATTCTACTGGCAATATTATTGCTGGACATGCCGCCCAAAGTCAGGCGCATGGTTTCGCCCATAAACGGATTATCAGGAAACGCTGCATCCAGCGCCTTTAACATGCCGCTAGCCCGTTCCCCCGTTATAGCCGTCAGCTTGCCTAAAGCAGCATCGGTTGCTGCAGTATCCATATCTTTGAAGCCGATTGGGGAGGAAGCAAAGATCTCATCTTTAATCGCCCGTAGTATAGAGGACTGCAGTGCTGCTTCAGATAAAAATCTCTCTCCTGGTGGAAGCTTTTTAATCTCCGTTAAAATCGCCGTGACATTGTTAGCTGCATCATCGGTTGCTAGAAGCCTTTTCAAAGTCATTGTAGGTGTAGATTTAGCACTTCCAGGCAGTGCCTTAGATATAAAGTCTTTAATGATAGTACTTTCTGCAGCTACCTGTGCCTGTTTAGCTTGAGCGGCAAGACTGTCAGCAGTCATCTGCCCACTCATAGCGCCTTCTTCTGCAGTTTTGATACGAGCCATCGCCGCTTCCAGATCGCCTAGTAACGGGCTATCTAACCTCCGCAATTCATTGCTAAAGGTTTCGAAGCTTCGCATGATAGTTGCTGCAGATTGTGTGTCACCAGAGGCCAGAGCCTTGGCTAGATCATCAGTGGCTTTTGCAGTGAACATGTCTAAAAACGGTTTAGATATTTCATCACGGGAAAACATAGAGTCCATTGCAAAGACAAAATTATCGAATTGTGCGCCGGTTTTATCAGACATCATTGCAGGGCCAAGGTTATTGACAGCCTGGGTTTTCAAATCTGGCATACCTCGAATCTGCCCCCCTGGGGGTACTGGGGTCTTTGCACCTTTATATGCGGGGGTTACTGCAAGGTCAGTCAATTGCTGACCTGTCATAGAATTATACTTGCTCTGTGACAGGATGTAATTATCGTCAGCAGCCTTTGCCAAATTGGCGGCTTCTTGCAGAACGGTATCATCGGAAGCTTTACCCTGATCAATCACAAACCGCATCTGCCCACCGGGTTCAGTGGAAGTGATGCTATTCCTAAGATCCATAAGACGCTGTCTGACTGCGCTATCATCGGTTTCGCTAATAAGCTTTGCGAGGTTTTGCTTCAGCTTATATAAGTCTTTAAACCCAATCTGTCCTTCTAGCCCCGCAAGAACTTCGTCAGGGGTTTGGAACAAGGATTTCATTTGGGCCGCTTGGGGATCATCCATTGCGCCGATTTTAAACTCGCCGCCGGTACGCTTGGGCTGGAACGTGTCCTGTAAGACTTTTAAAACTCTTGGTGTATTCTCCCCAGAGACCTCAAAAACATTGTCTAGCTGCTGTTTCAGTGCGGCAATGTCTACCGGAACATTCGGGATTGCTTCATACTTTAAGTTAACTTCGTCAAAGGTTTTCTTATATACTTTGAGAAAGTCTTCCCCAAACAATTTTACGAATTGGTCGATGTAAGGAGACTCATCAAAGAACTTTAATGCATCGGTGTCCTGCAACAACTTAGCTATGAACGGATCATCAGAAACTACAGTTTCTAACTGCTTTCCAAACGCAGATGACGCAGCGGTTTGGGCCTTAACCCCCGCTTGAGCCGCCGCTACAGAATTCTGGCGTTGGTTTACTAATGCATCCGTAGCATCGGTTAGAACGAAATTTCCTTGTTGTATCCTATCGGCTTCATCCGTTATCACCTCCCCGAATTCATTTGTCAGTCTGGACTGAGAAGATCTTAAAACGGTATTAGCCTCTGAAGCTCTCACAAGTGTTACTGTGCGCTCCAGCATTGCCATCGATTCTTCGTCTAGGAATTTTTGCCAATCGGCGTCAGACATCCCCCGTTTTATATTGCGGTGGGTAACTTCCAAATAATCTCTAGCACCCGTGCGGATGGCGTTAACAGTATCTACCGGAATATCTTTGACAGTCTGACCTACCCGGATAGTTTGGACAGCGTTATCTCCCAAAATTAAAGACAGGTTTCTTAGCCCTTCAGCCAAAGTTCTGCTATCAGCACCGACTAAATTGGGATCTATTGCCGTCACAACATTAATAATCGCACGTCTGCCAGACTCAGATCTAACATATTCAGGGTCAACTAGACCTTTTATGCCAGGAGTTTTACTCCCAAACCAACTCAAACCTCTGCCTGCAACAGTTAGAAGCCCGTCAAAACCCCCATTAAATACTAAGCCGTCGAGAATTATAGCAACATCGGCATTAAATTCTTTGTCTGTGGAGTTTGTCAGAAGACCAACATCGTCTGCTGAAAATATTAATCCTTCTTGACCTTCCTTGGTCATAACTCCTTCAGTCAACGTACTGGCTATCAACCCGCCACCATACGTTGTGACCGCTGCAGTTTTGGGTAGCCTTGCCGCATTGACTAATTTTCCTACCTTCTTACCCGCAGATAAGGACGCTACGCTGGGCGCACCGATAGCTAGAATGTCGGATACTAATCCTGCAGCAAATCCTTGCTCTAAGTCAGGGATGCCCAGCGCAAGATCACTATCTTCTACATATTTTAAATCTAGCTTGCCGTCCTCATCCCTTTCAACTAGCCCCAAAGTTTCTTGGATAATAGTGCTAGCTGCTTGAGTGAAAATTCGTGAGAAGGCTGTACTATCTGGTGGAGGAACAAGAACAGCTTCTTTTACAAGAACTCCGTTTTCATCCTTTTTCAGCCGGTAGCTCACCCGTACAGTTCTATCGTCATCCATTGCTCCCAACGCTATTTTAAGCGTGGTTGGATACTGATCTGGGAGTTTCTCCCCGCCAGCAGTGGCTTCAAACTTACCAGGATCTGTTACCCACTGCGGCAACTCTATGCCCAGCACCTTGGCTTGTTTTATCGTGATTTCATCCGCATTCTCGTAGACCTCAAGGGCGTTTTTATTAAACTCCTCCATTTTAATAGCGTAGGCATCCCGCTCTTCCTGAAACGGGCTTTGAGCTACATTATCAGTTAGGAAATTAGATACATCCCCGACTACCGCACTAATTTTAGTTGTGGTGGAGAGCGTCTCAGGCTTTTTTCCATAGAAGTATTCATAATCACGGGTTTTATCTGCATCTTTAGCCGCCTCTATAGGCGCAGTGACATCCGTAGCTCGTCGAGTGGTGCCAGGTACAAACGGCGTTTGATCTGCGCCTACAATAGGATTATTTAAATCAATGACAGTCTTACCAGCGTTTTTATTTATCCTAGCCATAAAGGCGTCGATTTCAGAGGAGTCTTCAGTAGGCTCTGGGGCAGAAACAGGTTCTACCTCATCGCCACCAGTTTCATCTTCTGGGGCTGTGATATTATATTTATCTAGCAGTGCGTCTATTGCAGTACCCATTATTCAAGCCCCATAATTTTTTGTAGGTCATTAACCGAGACATTCATATCCGCTGCCCAAGCGGCAACAGCTTCTTGAATGGAAGCTGCTATTTCCTCTGCAGGTGACTCTGTATTGTCTTGTAATTGTCTGATAACCAGAGCCAAATTCTTCTTAGTATGATTTGCGTTTCCACCCGGCATAGTTATATTATTGGAGAAATTCTCTAATACTATCAAAGAGCCTCCACCAGCACTTGCAGTACTCTCAGCTTTCGTGACCGTAGCTGCTGTGGAGTTATACCATTCTATTGCGTCACCAAGCCCTTTTTCTTGAAGGTATGGTTCCAATTTTTTGTCTATTCCTTTATAAAAAGGTTCAGCGCCAAGCCGGGACGATGCTGCCCTGAAAGCTGGCCCATCTAAGTATTCGTCATGCGCTTGCTCGCTGTTTTTAACAGACGTTTTGACTAAGCCACGAAGTGAGTTACTGAATACGCCGTATGTGCTGCCAGCCCTCACAATCTCTAACGCTTTATTGAAGTCTTGGTCAGTTGTACGGGTCTGCCCTAAAGCCCCTCTGGCATAACTAAATGCAAATTCAGTAACTTGTGAGTAGTAATTAGCAAAGGCTTCAGCGTTCACGCCAGCCTTAGTCATGAATTCTTGAACCTCATCAGAAGCGAAGTCTTCTTGTGCAAACTTCAGGACTGCCTGTCGCCGGTCTTCATCAGAAGTTGCTCCTAAGAAGGATTTCAACTGACCAAATTCAACTCCAAATCGGTCTAGAATTGAAGAGGCTCTCCCGCCTATAAAATTCAATACTGCAGGATTGGCTTCTACAGTCTCATCAAGGCGTTTAGCACGTCTGATTAGCACAATGTTGTCGGCCCGGTATTTTTTCATTTTAGCAAACGTGCTTTCTTCGAAACGAGCCGCATCCGCAATTATATTTCCCAAGCCGTCT